AAACAAGATTGTAATACTGCTTTAAGTAAAGCTTCAGTTAAAGCTCTTTGAGTTCCATCTGTAGGAGCTGTACCGCCACCAGTAGGAGCGCCTGATGCTGCTTTACTTACATTGGATTTCATCCAAGATTCAAAGCCACCAGTTTTTCTAGCTGTTGTTGCGTTACCAGTTGTCTTACCACCATTTTGACAGAGAGCTGTTTCCATATCTCTTTTTAGTGCTTTAGACATAATAGCAAGTTGATGAGCCATTTCTGACTTTTTACCTGCTGGATCACTAGACTGTTGTGAGCCTGTTACAGTTGCATCTCTTGATGATATCATTGCCACATTACTTACTCTTGTGGTAGCAGTCGCAGCAGTTCTTGAAAGTTCAAAACCTTCTAACTGACCAGTTCCGCTTGGAGTTGGTAATGATTCTGTTTGCCAATCAAAAACTACATTCTTGATTGAGTTTTTTCCGATTGATGACATAAACGGAGTTTGCTGTGGAGAAATGTTATAGATAACATCACTTAGTTGTTCTCTATCAGCAGTCGCGCTATATGTATCAAAAGCGTTAGTTACTTTAGCCATATTTTTTCCTTATAAAAAAAGTTTATATTAATTGTTCAAAAAGTTTAGCTGCATCTTGCACTTTGCCAGTTTTAGCTAATCTTTGTTTTGCTTTTTTCACAGGAGTTGTAGATTTTGGAACATTTGAAGTGCCAGGTCGTGCGGTACGAGCTGCCGCTTTCTTTTCAGTTGGTTTAACTTTAGTCGCTTGTTGTGTTTTATGTTGTAGCCATGCGTTTCTTAAACCAAGTAAAACTCGGTAGTCATAAACGCTGTCCATTTCTTGTGGTGTATACCCAAGAACATTAACACCGTAATCCCGAATTGACATCTTTTCTTTGGATGCCACCTCGTTGTCTTGCCATTCTGGAATTTGGTCAAGCAGTTGTTTGTTACCGTATTCAACAAATTGTTGAAGTTTCTTTTGCTGCTCCACTTGTGATTCTTGTTGAACCCTTTGTGCTTCAGCTTGCACGGCTTGTAACTTCTGCTTTTTCTCATTCCAAACATCCTTTTCACGGACATAAGCAATAGGATCTGCTTCGTAAAGTGTATTCCAATCTGGCTCGTTTTCTAACTCGCCCTTCAAAGTAGCTTCCATTCTAGGTAACAACTGTGAATAAATTGCATCTTTTTGAGAAACCTCTTGTTGTTGAGCCTCTATAGCTTTTCGCTGTTCGGCCAACTCCTGAGTTTTTCTCGTATAATCTCTTTGGCGACTGTATCCGTTTTGGAGTTCTTCAAGCGTAACCTGTGTATCTTCGCCATCTACTTTGATTGTATATAGCTGTGGTTGCTCGGACTCCTCTTCTTCTACTTGATCTTCTTGGAGTTCTTCTGCATCTTCTTCAACTTCATCTTCAACGATTTCATCATCTTCGATGACTTCCTCTTCAACGACTACATCTTCTGATGCCTGTTCTATTTCGTTTTCTGGTTGTTCCTCTGGAGTCAAAAAACTTTCAAAAGACTGTTCAGCCTCTTGCATATCTGTTTGTAAACCAGTCGGCTTTGCGTTATTGGTCATTATTCATTCCTTAAAATGTAAAGTAATATTTTACTATACTATTTATAGTTTACACAACTTTATGTAGTCTGCCTAATTGTGATTTTGTAATCTTACCCTTCTCTACAATAATGCGGAGATGTTTTTCAACTTCGGGCAACAGCTTAATAGCTTTGTGTAAATTTTCTCTTGTACTTATATCATCTCCTTTAGAAGATAACCATAAGTTTGTGTATTCATCTTTAAGTATTTGTATTGCATCTTTAAATGTTTCAGAGTTTAGAATTAACTCTGCTTCGTTAGAATGTAATATTTCTTCTTGTGATGCCATTAACCAAATAAACCTAATTGTGGTCGGCTAATGCTAAAGTTTGAACCATCTGGAATCATTGGTTGATTTTCTAACGCATCTAGTCTTTTATATAAATCATCTAAGTTTGGTTCTTGAAAAGTTGGTAAATCATCTTTTGTTATAAATTGTGATACATCTGGCATTTCATACCTTGGTATGTCTATGCCTTCTCTAGCAATACTTAAAAAATCATCTCTGTAATCTTGTGGGTTGAATATAGGTAAATCATCTTTAGTAGCAAAATTACCAAAGTCAGGAAGGTTTAAGACTGAAGGATCAAAGGCTGGAACACTATTAATACCAGTTGTATTTTGTGCTATTAAATCTCGTATTTCTGAATCATCGTATGTTGGTATGCTGTCTTTCATTACAAAATTTTCAAAGTCTGGCAACCTTAAATCTTCTCTTATATTTTCTATAGAAAAATCTCTACCATTTGGAACTTGTAAATCTTCTTTCATTACAAAGTCATCAAAGTTTGGAAGATTAATTTTGTCTTGTCTTAAAGAATCTAAAATACTTTGCACACCAGTAAGGTCTAAGGGTTTATATCCTCCTAGAATATCTCTAGGTGGTGGAAATCTCATATCATCTAAAATGCTTATGTTGTCGCCTCTACCGCCGCCAATAATATTGGGTGGTAAATTTGTATAGTCTGGTGGGTTTACAGCACTTCCACCTGGTAAAAATGCTGGATCATCTGGAACTCCCGCAACTGTTGGTGCAGCAGGAACATTTAAGTCTGCTTGTGTAAAACCTTGTGGCATTGCAGCTGAATAACTTACGCCTGGTGCAATCATGTTAGGCACATTTTCTCCGCCAGCTATAGAACGCGCATATCTAAGACCACTTGTAAAAGTGGGATCTGTTGTAGGTATAATTACCTCATTTCCGCCTGGTATTCCTATTGCCATAACCTATACTTTACTCCATTCTTTGCCTTCATACAATAAGGCCTCTGCTTCTCTTCTTCTTATTAATCCTTGTAAAACCTTACCACCAGCTTTGTTCCAGCGTTTAATTTGTGCAGGTACTTCATCATATTCTTGGTTGTTTAATTTTTTTAACATGGTTGAAGAATTAAGACTGCCTGAACCTAGATTAAATGTCCAAGATACCAAAGCATCAAATTGTGATTGCGATATAGGAACTTCAACTGCATCATTTACAGCTTTTTCAAACACCTCTACATCTTTTTCTAGTAACTTTTCTGCCTCTTGTTGAGAAACTAAATCGCCCTCTTTGACACCTTCTGTATGTCCATAACCTATTGTCCATACATTAGCTGCGCATTTATAAGAGTTATATTCACAACCCTCAAACTTTTTAATTAAAGACAACCCCTCTTGTGATATTTTCATATTAGTCTTTATTGTTGCTGGTATTAGATGCTCCAAAATAGAACGAAATAATTGCACTTGCCAGTCCTCCTAAATAACCAAGGACTAAATTAATTAGTGCCTCGCTGTTTTGCTCTGGTGGTTGTAGTGTTACAAGAAATATGTAACCAAGAAAGCCACCTATAATAGCTACGCCAATAACTCTAGCAGTCCAGTCTTTGCTAAACATACTTCTAGCATTTTGTTTGTCTTGAGTTTCTAGTTTAAAAACATCAACATCAAGTTTTTTCATTTGTGTTTCAAACTCTTGTTCAGCTTTTTTAAGCTCCATCATTTGTTCTGGTGTTGCGTTTTGTATTGCTTGTTGTACGGATTTTTGATCGTTAGATACGCCTAAGACTTCTGCTATCTTACCCATAGCCATACCGCCTAGAGGCCCACTAATAGCTGTGCCTAGTGTTGGTGCTACAGCTCCGATTATGTTTTTTAAAATACTCTTCATATAATTACCGTGATTATTGCAATAGACAAAGCACCAATAAAACCAAAGACACCAAAGGTTGCCATCTTGATAGTATTGTTGATTGCTGCTATTTCTTGTTTTATATCTGCAAACTCGTTAAAAGCTGTTTTCCAGCGTTCACCGTTCTCTTTTTTAGAAACTGCCAAGTCGGCAGCTACATCACTTGCTGTTATTTTTTTTATAGTCATGCGTTTGTATAGATTTTTAAATATTTACTTTTGCCCTTAACTTTTATCGGTCTTAGTGATTTTAACTCAAAATCACAATTTTTTGCAGTATTTTCACCAATTAGTATATCAACACCAACATCCTTAGTTGCCGACTCTAATCTTGCTGCGGTGTTTACACAATCACCAATAGCTGAGTAATCAAACCTAGTATCGCTACCCATGTTGCCAATAACAGCTTCTCCAGTATTAACACCTATGCCAATTTTTAACGGTATGTCAGTATCTTGCATATCTTTTTGTATTTTTTGTGCAGCAAGTATTGCTCGGTTCTGGTGTTCTGGCAAATCTATAGGTGCATTAAATATTGCCATCATTGCATCGCCTATGTATTTATCTACCATGCCGCCATACTCCTGAACTGCATTTGATTGAATTGTTAGTGCTTGGTTCATTAACTCAGTAACTTGTTCTGGTTGTAATTGTTCTGACAAAGAAGTAAATCCTCTGACATCTGTAAATAAAAATGTTGCTTCTTTTTTTTCACCACCAAGTTTTAATAAACTAGGATCATCTTGTAATTGTTTTACTTGGCGTGGATCTAAATAATGTTCAAACTGTTTTTTTATCTCTTGTCGCAATTTATATTGTTTTTGGTAGTTAAGATAGAAAGAAATAGTTGAAGTTATGATTTGTGATACAAAAGTCCATGAAAAATCAATCAAAACACCCTTTTGGATGCTAAAAACTCCTGAGATGCCCGTAGTGAGCAAGATAATTCCAAATATACCTGCACCCTTAACTACATTGAAATAATTGATTGTGAGCCATGTCAACGACACAAAAATTAGCAAAATCAAAATTTCAGCCGCCAAGTGCCAATCTGGTATGTAAGGAGAGTTTTGTATTAAGATTGACTCAGATAATGCTGCTTGAATCTTATGTGGTTCTAATAAACCAACAGGAGTTGCAACTTGTGGCATGACTCCATTAGCAGTTACGCCAACAAAAACAAATCTACCAGCAACATTCATTTCTTGCAAATCAGTTTGTGGTGTGTCAACCCAACTAATCCATTTACGACCAAG